GGTCTATTTTTAACAGTAGAACCAAATCTAATACTATTTCCCCATCTACCTTCATATATTACATCTCCTTCAAAAGGTAATAAGGGATTAATATTATCTCTTTCTTTAAAAGTTTCACCAAAATAAATTTCAGTAGGTTGATCTGTTACTACTCTAGGACTTCCTAATGTAGTTTGTAAGTAACTTTTTTGTTGGGTTGGACTTAGATTTCCTTCAGCATATGGAAGAGCATTATGATGTGGGTGATTCCAAAGACTTAAAATATTTAAATAATAAATAGATTTACTTGCGGTTGTTGCTTTAATTCCAATATCTGGTTGTCTTAAAATTATTACTAATTCATTTACTAGAGGGTAATTTTTTATATTAGGAAATAAGGGTTTGGCTGTTAATTTATTATTAGCAGTAGATGCTGTAGATACATCTCCAGGTGTTGATTTATAGTCAATAAATTCAATATCACCAATAGCATTAGCATCATCTCCATCTAAAATAACATTAATTACCCTTCCGGTGCTAAGAATATTATCTTGTTTAAGAGCATTAGCAACACTAAAATTATTTTTTGTGTTAAAATTTTTATTTAAAGCACCAAACCCGTAAGCCATTATTTACCTCCTTTTAACTCGTTCATAGCAGATAATAACTGCTCTTTTTCCTCATCGGAAATAGTTAAAGCACCATCAGATGTTACTGTTGCCATAGCACGTTGAGCTAAAGCAGCCATCTTAATTAAAATATCATCATTTTTTACACTAATTTCCATATATTCTTTAATCAATGGAACTACTAAAGTAGCATCTCCAATATCGGAAATTAATGGTTTTAACTCATTAATTAGAGCAGTAACCTGTTGATCTTTCTTCTTTTGGTTATTGTAAATTTCCTCTAAAACATCAGAGAATTTTTTCTTACCAAAAATAATATTTTCAAATTGTGACATAAATATACATTTAGTTTCTTATAAATATGAAACTTAAAAACTTGTATATCCATGTTCCAAATAAAACACATAACCTTCTTTAAATATGTCGTAGAGTTGGTTTGCTATTTTGGTAATTTTAGGGGTTTTAACATCTACAATTTCACGGATATAAATGTAAAGAGCTTTTTTATTAAATATATCTAAATGTTCTCTTTTACGAAATAATTCTAAAATAGCATCCGCAATTTGAGCGTCATATTCTTTAGGGAATAAATTATAAATATTCTTGGTGCAATACTCGGTAAATATATCTATAAACATTGATAAACGCTCATCGTGCGAAGTATCATCTATACTATATGAATGTTCCTCATCTTCTTCAATAGTATCTAAGGCAACAGTATCAATACGTTTTTTATAATTCTTTTGATTTGATAAAATAAGATAACGTTTAGCAATAGTTCCAAAATAAGAATATGCTTTAGCTCCTCTTTCTGGATTAAATAAATGGATTTTAGATAGTAGGAAAGTAATTACCTCGTGTTGTAAATCCTCAATATTATCTACCTCAGTATAATAAAATTTAAATGTGTGAATAATATTTTCGGTAAGTTTGAAAAAGGCATAATGGATTCTATCGTGATAGATTCTACTTTTTAATTCAAAATCAGTAGTATTATTATATAATACAATAGCATCCTCAGTATCCTGAGTGAAGTATTGTATTCCTTTCTTCTTCTTTTTTACTACTACCTCTTCCATTATTTTGTAATATTTTTAATAACAAAAGAGTTTAATGCAGTTTGAATAGTTTTAATTTGTTCAAAGAAAAATCCTACCTCATCATCCGATTTAAAACTACCTTTAGCATCTACTTCCATCAGTTTCTTTTCGGACATTTCTATAGTGTCTGAAATTTTGTTTAAGTAGGTCATATAACCTGCTAAAATATCTTCTTGTTTTTCATTCTTTTTAAGAAGATTAAAGGTCGTGAATCCAAGAGTCACGACCAATATAGAAAGAATAATAATTGTTAATATCATAAGTTGTCTAATAGGTTTTTAAGCCCTTCACTTTTTACACTACCTAATGCTTTAGATTTGGCAGCAGAAGTAGCTGGAGCTGATTTGTTATTACCCAATGTAAATGGTTTCTTTTTGGTCTCCACGCTACCCTGTAATTTAGGTAACCATTCTCTTTCAAACTCAATCCTAGCAGCCATTAAATCCGCTTGATGTACAATAAAAGGTAATGATGTACGTGGTTTTTGTTCTGGAAGATAAGTTATTAAATATTTCTTATTTGCCTCATCATATAAACCATCATGAGTTTGAATAGTAATCATTTCATTAAAAGTATATTGAATACCATTAGATTGAAGTAAAAATAATCCTCTATCAGGAACCGAAGCAAATGGGACTTTAGTATTAAACATATAATCCTCACCTAATTTTTCACGTCTCCAGTTATCTGTTTGAGGAATGTATGATTCTTCATCTTCAGAACCCATTTTACCTAAATCATGATTTAGAGCAGAAAATACTAATTCTTCTTTAGTATAAGTAGTAGTATCAACACCCATTGTAGCCCATAATTCATGAAGGTGAAGAGCACAAGTGATAACACGATTAACATGTTCTACATAACCACCCGGAAAAGCATTGTGGTATTCTTTTTTATGAGCAGCAGGCATCAACATTAGACGCTCACTAAATTTTTCATAAAACTCGATTAATTTTTCTTTACGAGGAGATGAAATATGGTCCTCAATAAAGCCCATCATCCTTACCCAATTTTGTTGGATTTGTTCTGCTGTTAAATTCATAATTAAAATGGATTAACTTCTCCGGGTGATGTTGGTTCTTGTTGGATAAATGCTTTAGCATCACTAATAGCTTCACGCATTGTAATCAACACTTCCTCAACCTGTTCTCTTGAACCACCACGATTTAAGAAGAAATGGATTTTCTCTATTTCACCTTCGGTTCGCTCTAACCGTCTCATTATAATCTCTCTATTTTTCATATTTTATTCTCTTTTTTCCTTTTCCCGTGATTGGAATATAATATTGGAAGTAAGACAATCCAAGCTTAAGTTAAGAGAAGTTTTACAAATTCTAAATTCTTTTTGAGATGTGAACACTTTTCATATTCCTCGTGTTCTTGGAAATAATTTATTGATAACTCTAGGGCAACCCTAAGATGTATATCGGCAAATCTATATAAAGCTTCTTGGGCAATCAAGTTATCTGGATTTACTTTTTGAATATATTCCCAAGCTTTACTAAATACTATATATTCACCTGCTTTATCTACATCTGCTGTACTTAAACCTTCATCTAATTTTTCAAAAAACTGAAGTAATTGATCATTAAATACTTGATGATTCTGGATTAGTTTTTTAAACATTCCTACCCAGAACAAAGGATGGTTTTTATAATCTAATAAAGTATCTACTTGTTGAGCTTTCTCCCTTAATGACTCGGGTTCATCTCCGTTAAACAAGTTAAATATTTTATCTACATTCATACATCGATACATATAGGCGTCATACACTTTCGTATAGCGCCTATATTGAACGACCTCGTGTCGTTCATGGAGGGTGTTGATTTTAACCTATAACGTCGTCTAAATGATCAGGAATACCATCATCATCTACATCAGTAATTTCTACGTATCCTAAAGCTTTCATAAAATTAGCTACTCTTTCTTTTAAATCTCCATCACTATCAGCAAACCAATCCTCTTTAATAACATCATGACTTAATAATACTGTGATAGCTGTATAAAGAATATCTACATCCTCTACAAGATAAATGTCTGGAGTATGGAAATCTAGACTAAATGCATAATCATCTATTTGAGGGATTTTTAATAGGTCATCTATTTTACCTATTTTCTTTTCTGTAGGTACTATGCCTCCAAATTTATGAAAGTATTCACCTATGTAAATATACCCTTGTCCTTCTTTTAATTGAAATTCACTCATTATTTTAATAAATTATAATATTCGTTGAAATGCTTAATTCTATCTGGTAAACCAATTGTTCCACCATTTACTCTTTTAGTTACTGCTGTTACTGTTCCTTGATCTGCTCCTTTATCACAAATAGCCCATAATTTATTTTTATCAAAGAACCAAGCAGCAGACATTAAAGCATATTTACCTGATACTAAATCAGGATTAGCTAAAATATCTTCAGGTACAGTTTTATCAAATTGGGTGTAATTATCTTTACCAGTTAATTGAATATATCCTCTACCTCTAAACTTAAATCCATCTCCTGTAGCTTCAACTCCATTACCCATTCTACCTCCATAAACTTTATTAGCTATTTTTTGAGGTTGGCGAGCATAAGATTCTGCTAAAGCGGGAGTAAAGTATCTTGGAAAAATACCTAATAATCCTTTTGAACTATAATTTAAATTTTCTGAGGTTGCTTTAAATTGTCCTGATTCATGTCCTGCTTGAGCAAGAAAATGAGCTAATCTTAATACATTTGTAATATTAAATTTAGCAGCAGTATCAGGAATAGCAGCAATTACTGAATCTGGGATGTGTCCTTTTAGTTTATCTAATTTAAATGAACTAGAAGGAATAGCTACTACAGGAGCAGAAACAGCAATAGGAGTAACTGGAGGAAATAGTTTACTCCAAGTACCGTCTCCAACAATTCCATCAGCAGCTAAACCATTAGCGGCTTGATATTTTTTAACAGCTTCCTCTGTTTTAGGACCAAAATTTCCAACTGCTTCTACACCTAACCTAACTTGGAGTTTTTTAACCAAGTCATTATTGTCACCTTTTTTTAATATCATACTTATTTATTTTTATGTTGATCTATTTTTTCTAAAATTGTATTTAGTAATGAATGTTTAATAAAACCTGAATTAGAAGCATTTTTTAAGGCACTAATCAATTGAAAAATTATAAATGGTACTATAATAGTTTCTGAGAGCCAGGACGTACCTGGAAACCCAATTTCAACCATTAGTATTACTGTTAATATAATTAACCAAGTAAATGTTGTTTTTAGTACTTTTAATGCTTTATAGGTTTTAAAACCTTCTTTCTTTATACCAGCAACTATACCAAAAAACCCATCCATAAAAGCCACCGCCACGACCGCCAAATATTGCTCACTATTATCCATAGCCAATCCTCCGAAATAGCTACACACAAATGAACAAGTTGCGGTTAATGATAATAGTAAAACTAGTAACGTAGATTTCATTATCCTTCTATATCTTTATCTTCTTCGTGTTTGTCTTTTTTATTCAAAAATTTATCAACAGATGCGATACCAAAGGAACCTAAAATGATTACCATAAATCCATCAAAGATAAATTCATTAATTACTAAAGCAGTACCCATGTAGCCAGTTACTAGGTCTACAA